GAGACAACCTACCTGGTGGCTTCGCAGTGCCATCCAAGCGTATTCGATGCGCTCGAGGGCTACGACGTGGTCCAGTGGGTGGGCTATCACCCGGATGCAGAAAGTCTGTGCGACAAGGTCCACAAACCGCTGACCATTGTTGGCGGTGGCAACACGGTGGGCTTAAAGGCCATGTGCATCGTGGCTCTGTGGGGCTATCGCAAGCTGCATCTGTATGGCTTCGACTCGTGCTACCGCGGCACGCACCACGCCTACCCGCAGGCGCTCAACGATGACGAAGCAACGCTCGAGATCATCTGCGCGGACCGCAAGTTCCTGTGCGGGAGATGGATGGCCAAGCAGGCATCTGACTTTCAGGCCTTCCTGCCGCTGCTGCTCGAGATGGGCTGCAACATCACCGTGCACGGGGACGGTTTAATCAGCTGGATCATTGACCATTGGGAGCCACAACGCGATGCAGCTTGATATCGAGTCCGACGCCAGTTTCACCAGTTTCATGCCGGGCGCGACGCAGGATGACCGGGCCTGTTACGCGACGTTCACGGTAGAGAAAAAACTGATGGGGCTCAAGAGTCACGAGGCTGGCCGGCCGATCTACGAGGACCGTGAATACGTCAAGATTTTGGTCAAGGGGCAGGACAAGCAGGTGTTCGTGCGCGAGGTCACGCTCGAGGACAAGCAACGGTTCCCGAATGCATATGCGGCGTTCAAGCGCGGCATCGAGGCGCCGGTGACCGGGACCCCGGTTGAAATGCTGGGCTTAGGTCCGTCTAGCGTGGAGATGATGCGCATCAAGGGCATTCGCACCGTCGAGGACCTGGCCGAGCTGGGCGATGACGGTCTCCAGGGCATCGGCACGGGCGCCCGGGATCTGCAGGCCAAGGCGAAGGCGTTTCTGGGCCGGACCTCGTCCAAGGCGGTCGAGCTCGAGCAGGCCCTGGCCGCAGAACGGGCCAAAACGGCCGCGCTGCAAGCGCAGATGGAAGCCCTAGGCCAGCAAGTCGCCGAACTGGCGGCCATAACTCTGGCAGGCGAGGCGAAGCTGGCGGAAAAGTCCAAGGTAAATCGCAAGGGCTGGCCGAAGGGTAAGCCGCGCGGGCCTCGCACGCCGAACGAGGTTGTTGAATGACCATGCTCTCAATTGTGCAGACGATTGCTGAGGAGGTGGGAGTCTCTGCGCCATCGAGTGTGGCTGGCAGCCAGGACCGTACCGCCAAGCAATTGCTGCGCATCGTGAACCGGGCCGGGAGTCGCTTGGCGCGCAAGCCCTGGCCGATTCTGCAGACCGAATACACGTTTGCGACGGTGGCCGGGACGCCGGATTACGCACTGCCGGCCGACTTCTCTGAACTGCTCTCCGACACGGTCTGGGATCGGGTCAACTACTGGCAGTTGCGAGGCGGACTGACGCCGCAGGAGTGGCAGGTGCGTAAATCTGCCATAACGGTGAGCGTGAGCACGCGCAAGCGCTTCCGCATCAAAGCCCTTGCTGGGGTCAAGAAGTTCTATATCGACCCCACGCCTGGTGAGGTGGTGACGCTGGTATTCGAGTACCTGTCGACCGCTTGGGCGCGGGAGACAGGCAGCGGGGCGCTCAAGACGGCGTTTACTGCGGACACCGATGTGTCGCTGTTCCAGGAAGAGCTGCTAGAGATGTCCGGCATCTGGCGGTTCAGAGCCGCCAAGGGGCTGGATTACGCCGAGGCGCGTAAGGAATACGACGAACAGCTCGAGGCCATCTTCGGGGCGGAGTCCGGGGCGGGTGCGATCAACATGGGGCGGGCGCTATCCAATGATGCGGCCTGGCGGATGAACATCAGGGAGAGCGGTTTTGGCTAGGCCAAAGAAAGGCGTGACGTTTGAAAACCGCTTGCACGCTGGAACGGTTGTCAATGTCGAGACCTGGTGCTGGGAATGGACTGGCTGCAAAGACGAATGCGGATACGGGCGCATCCACCGTGACGGTAGGAATGTTCGTCTTCACCGGGCGACTTGGGAGATTGCAAGCGGCAGGCAAGTTCCGGGAGGGATGTGCGTCTGCCATCACTGCGACAACCCTGCATGCGTCAATCCAGAGCACCTATTCCTAGGTACCCACCAAGAGAACATGGCCGACATGGTCTCGAAGGGCCGAAGCGTAGGCTTGACCGGCTCGCTGAATCCGGCCGCCAAACTGACAGAGGATCAGGTGCGCGCTATCCGCTCGGCTCTACATGCCGGCAAGACATGCGCAGCGCTATCGCGCGAGTACGGCGTGACCGACGTTCTGGTTGGGCTGATCAAGCGGCGCGAAAAATGGCGGCACGTGTGAGATTCGGTCCGTGATAGGACTCAAGCCAAACCGCGCCGCGAGCGCTTCGGTTCACGTCATTCCGGCCCCGGTGGGCGGCTGGAATGCGCGCGACAGCGTCGACAACATGGACGAGAAAGACGCGGTCCAGCTCGACAACATGTTTCCTGGCTTCGGCAAGGTTTCTACCCGCAAAGGCTCGACTTCCTACGCCACCGGGATGACCGGAACGGTGTTTACCCTGGCCGAGTTCAATGCCGGGTCATTTCGCAAGCTGATCGCGGCGGCTGACGGCAAGTTCTGGAACATCTCGGCGGCTGGTGCGGCTACGCAGCTTGCCTCCGGATTCACGGTCGATAAATGGCAGTGGGCGCAGTTCGACTCGGCCGCAAACGGCGCGCGCATGGGCCTGGTAAACGGCACGGACGCCCCGCAGATCTACGATGGCTCCGGGGTGTCGGCGATGACGGTGTCGGGTTCCGGGCTCACGGTCGCGAATTTGATCGGCATCAACATCTACAAGAACCGCAGCTATTTCTGGGATAACCGTACGCAGAATTTCTGGTATTCCGCGGTCAACGCGCTCGGCGGTACGCTGACCAAGTTCCCGCTTGGCCGGGTCCAGGGCACTGGCGGCAATCTGCAGTTCATGGCGACGTGGACGCGGGATTCTGGCAGCGGCATGGACGATTTGGCCGTGTTCGCGCTCAGTTCTGGCGACGTGCTGGTGTATCAGGGCAGCAATCCAGGGGACGCGACCGACTGGGCGCTGCTTGGCGTGTTTGCGATGGGCTCGCCGCTGTCGATCAGGGGCTATGCCAAGGTTGCCGGTGACCTGTGGATCATTACACGCTCTGGATACCTGCCGTTGTCCAAGGTGCTCTCTGACGGCCAGGCCAAGGAAGCGGACTTCGCGCTGTCTGCCAAGATCCGCGGCGCGGTCAGCGATGCGCTGAATTCCTACGCGGCGACGTTCGGCTGGCAGGCTCTGCTTTACCCCAGACATTCGCTTGGAACGTGCTGCATTTTCAACGTGCCGCTGTCAGGGGCGGAGTTCCAGCAGCATGTTGTCAACGTGGCGACCGGCGCCTGGTGCCGCTGGACGGGCTTGAATGCCCGTTGCTGGGGCATCTACAACGATGCGCTGTACTTCGGTGGCGCCGGTGGCGTGGTCTACAAGGCCGACGATGGCACCGCAGACGGGGCCGCGGCGATCAATTTCGTTGGGCAGCCGGCGTGGAACTACCTGCAAAAGCGCGGACAGCTGAAGGAATTGACCTTGTGCCGGCTGCTGGGCTCGGCCGATGGCGAGATTGCCTACACCGTGGACGTTGGAACCGATTTCAGCGTGCTGCGGCGGGAGATTTCAGGAAGTACGCCAGGGCAGGGCGTCGGAGGCGCCTGGGATACCTCGGATTGGGATGTCACGGCCTGGCCGGCTGAGAGTGTCCAGTTCGACAACTGGCATTCGGCCGGCGGGATTGGCTACAACTTCGGCCTGCGTCTGCGCTTCACGACCGGGACGTCTGGCCTGGACTGGTCATCGTTCGCGCTCGGATACAAGAGGGGGTCGGTACTGTGACTTGGGATGGTAACGGCAGTTTCGTCAGAACCAAAGATTGGACCAACGATCGGGACGCCTCGATCAAGATCCTCGCCTCTCGGCACGACGAGAACGATGACGAGCTCCGTGACGGGATTGCCGCGACCCTGACCAAGGACGGGCAGTCCAAGCCTACGGCGGATTTCAAGCCGAATGCGGACTCT